AGCGATCTGCTTAACGGTAGTGCCCGCAAACTGCTTAATTCCACTTTCCATCGTTCCGATTATCGAGTCCGCCGTATCAAACGACTTCCTGTCTACCTGCATGCCCAGCGATACCAGATACTCTTTGATGACGTTTATCACGCGAGTTACCCCCTTTCTTTCAGTCTGGCAACCTCTTCGGCTCTTCGTCTGTTTTCCGCTTGCACTTCCAACAGTTCGTGCACGTCAAGCAGGTCGTCGACGTCAAAAACATCTGTAACGATATCACTATGTCGCCATACACCCGCCACAACAGGCGCAAACAAAAACTCATCAACGTTTACGAGTCTCGCTGGGATAAACTCAGAGGAAGGAGCAGTGAACGCAACCCGCTGTCTGCAAAAAAACCCGTCAAGTTAAACATAAGCGCATGAACCATCAGCGTCATAACCGCAACGGTGTCATCTTCCAGTTCAGCTACACCGAAATGCCCGGTACTCGTAAGAACTTGCGTTTCTCCTGCTGGCAGCAGTTCAAAGCACACTTTCAAGCACTCATCTTGCACATAAGAAAAATCCTTTTCAGAGATACCCCCCAGCGTTTCCATGAAACCTGCGATGTCGATATCATCAAGCGGCATGTCAGAGTTAAACGCTTTTGGGTTAACTTTGAGGTTTCGAAAGAGCGGAGCCAAAATGGTTGTAAGTTTCAAGATCATAAACGAGCCAACACGGGCAGAAAACTTCTTGACACGAAACTTACGCCCGTTCACTTCAACGTCTTTGTACTTAACTGGTGTTTGCATGTGACTGCCTCCTTTTATGTTGCCGACTGGTTTATGCTATGCCACCGACTGGTCAACATCTGCTGCCATGAGTACCCAAGACACCTGCTGACCTTGCGCCTGGTAAGGTCGGTCGGGAAGTTTCTGGAAAGAAACACCTGTCATACGAATCGAGTCCTGCATGCTCGGAGCGCGAAGGGTGATGCTGATACCAATCCACTCTCTGGCAGGTGCTTTTTCCAGGTAGTTGTACAGTTTCAGTAACCACTTATGCAGTTCAGATGTTTGTTGCGCGGATAGTGTAATCGTTCCATTTCTACCCGTGATTTTCGAAACCATCACTGACCCGTCTGCGGCGATGTCGTGTGTAGATCGGTCAGTAGTCATCGTTATTGAGATACTACCCAGGCCAACGCCTGTAGCTACGAACTGACCCACAGCAGGGTGAGAGATCACGGCGGATACGTCTGAAAAACTATAGAGTGTCGTTGCCATCTGCTATACCTCCTTATCTGTTCACATGCACGCCGATCACCACATGCTCGATGGCTCCGGCCAACTTAACTGGCACGTAGATCGGCGGAGCTTTACGCGCTTCTCGGTCTTCTTGGGTTTGACTTGTAACACTCTCAGCCAGTACAAGATAACCCCGTGTGAGCATATCTCCGCGTTCAAGACTCATGACGGGCGCAGCGTTCCACACGCCAGGAGCCAACGCGCCGCGCGATACAGACTTTTCGCACTGAGACTCAATGGCACTTACCAACAAAGCCATGCCTTCTTCTGTCTGAGGTAGCTTTTTAGACTGCACCAATGCGTTTACAGCTCCGATTTGAATCTCTGCTTTCAGCATATCCAGGTTCAGTACCTCGTCGAAGTGTGTACCATCTGCCATTGTTCCTTGCACCAGCAAGCGGTACATGGCACCACTGCCTCCATATTGCGTGAACAGGTTGCCTTTGACTCCAAGGATGTAGTTCACCTGTGTGGTGCTCAGAGGCTCGGGAGCAACACCTGCAAGCGTTTTGTAAGCCAATGTGTAAGCCGAGTTTGTAAGGCCCGTGTTTGCGCCCATGGCATAGCCCATCACAGCCGCAGCGGCATGTGCGGTCGTACTGTAGAGTCCGAATGTACGCTTGTAACCAAGGTTGTTGAGTGTTTCCATGATGTTACCCGCGGCTCCACTTGCCACATCAGCGTCATCTGTCGTATAGAAATAAACTGATGCTGGTTCAATCGCTTCTACAGCGGCAGCCACCGCTTCAATATCCTGGTCATCTGCATCCACTACATAGCACGCGTACCAGTCACCATTGGCAGCTCGACAAGCCGAGACTGCATCTGCTGCTGTTTCTCCGCTGTCCCAAACTCCCACTACAACTTTAGACGGATAATTTGACTGGCTGAAATAGAGGGTTGCCGCCTTAAATTCAGGTTCTGCTCCTGTCCAACCGCCAGCCAGCATGTCCACCGTGCTAGAATAAATTTTCACGCGGTCCATTTTTGAAATTACCGTTGATTTACCGACAATCAATCCGACATCGAATGTTCCGGCAGTTTGAGCCGTCGGCGATACCGTGACATTTACGCGCACAATGTTGTCAAGAGACTGCGCCACACTAACCACCTCACCTGTTTGGTATTACTTGCACTTCTGCTGATTCAATGTAGTTGACGCTAGAAGTGCGCACAACTAAATCATTAAACTGCGCCGTGAAACTTGAGCGTTCCCACCATTGCCCTTCGAATAACTCTGGTAAGCGGAATGGAGGGGGAACACTTGTAACAAGTTTCAAAGGCAAAAATAAATGCTGGTTAACAAACAGTCCGTTGCGAACTTTGTCTGCGTCTTCAAAACTGTTTGGCCCATAAAACGTCCAACTTACTTGAATTACGCGGGTATAACTCGCCGAGCGCAATGCGGTATTCTCGGTTTCTCTCGCATAAGAAATTTCCGTCTGCTGTGTGACTGGGTCGCCGCTGGTTGTCACGAGAATAAATCCAACATCATCATTTCGTTTCCATGCAGGAGCACCTTCTGGTTGGTAACCAATGCGGATACGTTTTTGATTTTCCTTTAGTGCTGTATCCAGCCCCAGGATTTTCAACGTATAGTTCCAAAAGATGTCCTCAATTCTGGACAGGGATAGTACTGCGTCTGCCATTTAATCACCTGCCATTCGCTCGGCAACTGCCTTGTAGTAGCCGTAGTCAACATACGGAAACACCTGCTTAACCCTGTACCTCTCGCCTCGCCACTCGAGTTGGTCTGAGGTTCCGCCCTCTCGCGTGGTGAATATTGGAACTGTTGCATAAAAGCACATTAACCCAGTGATGCGATCTCCTTCCGGTAACTGCTCTAATGTTTTTGCATCAGCTACAGTAACTACTCCAAGCATGCTGATCTCTGACTCAGTTTCTTGCGGACGCCCCCCCACCCAATCACTTGTTCTCCTATACACCATAAATGTTTGGGCAAAGTCAGGATCGGTAATGACTTCACTAACATCGATCATGTCATACATCCACCTTCTTTCAGGAATAAAAAAGAACCGCTTAGCGCAGTTCCCTCATTACGTAAGTTATTGACTTGCGTAATTCGGAAGTATTGACCATGGGCCGATCGCTACCCTTTTTCTCAATAGTCCGTGGAGAGTTTGGCGGCCATCCATTGGCAGGGTTGGTAAACCAATCCCGGGCGAAGTTTTGCCCCATCATGCCTGCCTTATGCAGCTCTGGTTCGGGGTCTCCGCCGTTTAGTGCTACATCCAACACTCGCCTCAGTTGCATGGCGATTTCGTCTTTGTGGTGCTCGATTGCCGGCTCTAAAACGGGGCGCGGCGGAGAGTGCCAAAGCGGTGAGCCATGTGTCTGTAGCCACATCTGGTAAGCTTGACTGTATGTCATTTCGCCACTTTCTACCTTTGGGTTCATTTCTTCGCGCATAGACTTTTGGCGAATGCCGTGTGTATGGGCATAGAGCAATTGAGCATTTGTGATCGGCTGTCCTTTTTCTTCTGGTCTGTCCGATCCGTCTGGTATGCCAATAAGCACCTGCTTTCTTGCCAAAGCCTCAAGCGACTTTTTGACCTCGTTTGTCCTGTCCATTCCCGTTGTAACCTGAGAAAAGGCACTAAACAAAAGACATCACCTCAGTACACATACATACCGCCTTTTCCGACGATTCGTCCGATAGTTGCCAACTGCTGTCCATAGGTGGTAAGTTTCCAGGCTGCCCATCCATCCAAATCGCTTGCGATGGAAGAGTAATCCCGACTCACCGATACATCTCCCACCGACTTAGACGAAACCAGTCCACGCGACTCCCCTGCCTTCAACACACCTGCAGCGCCGCTGTTTGGATCAGCTGTTCCCTGCACATAAAGCGTCAGAAAGTGAGCGACAAACCATCCCATTGCTACTTTCCAGTACGAATGCCATCTGGGCTCTAGGATGCAGGCGTTGGCCAGATCGATATACATTTGGACAATCTCGGGAGGGACCACGTAATTACCAGCACCATCTGGCCCAAATTGCGGATACATAGCAACAAAGTCGTCGAACGTAAAAGGGGGATTGCTTCCGGTCCGGATATTAGAAGCAATCCCAATTATGTTCGATACGCTCATGTTGACGTTATTTGCAATGGACATATGTTTTCACCCGATTCTATTGGGCTTCGCTGTCGTTTTCTTCCTTTTTGCGGCCACGATGCGATTTAACATCAGTTTCAGCAACTTTTTCATCTTGCTTCGTTTCAATAACTGAAACTTCGCCAACGCTGCTTGCCAGCTGGAACATAGCCGACTGCGCAACCCAATCTGGTACCGTAGCAAAGTCATTAGATCGAACAATCACGGCAGGCTCTTGGCCCGCCGGATGATCGAACTTGAACGCTTTTTTGGAAAAGATGCGCATATCATTATCCTCCTTAGATTCCATCCATGTAGCGAATGCAAGTGTCGTACAGGACTTTAACCTGTCCCAGTTGCGCTGCATATGCAGTGAGGTAAGCCATCTCAGTGACTTGCGGCTGCGTCATGACGCGACTCAGAGGAACAGGCAGATCAAAGTTGATACGATCCTCGTCGTTCACATAGGCAACCATGCGATCTGTACCGCCAGTCCCCGCACCTGTGCACCAGCGAGACGGAACGATGACCAGATCAACGCCTTGGTTGCGTGCGATGTTGTTCTCCAACAAGAACTGCAGGATGGAGATATTGCCTGCATCGCTAACTTTGCGACCAACCAGATATGCGTACTGTTGTGGCGGAATCAGGATGTGGTTTGCCATACCAGTCAAGTCGTACTCGGATGCAGTCCACGTTGCCACAATAAGCGCATTGACGTCATCCAGAATTTCATCTGGAGTCTTTGTCTGCCAGGTGGATGTTCCTGCACCGCCGTTTGGAGCTGCCGACGTAACAACATCTGGATTATTGACCAGACCATAGACATTCATGGATGGAAGTCCAGTGTATACCAAGTTGTCGATGGACTTGTTGTAGTTCAGGCGGATACCCTTATCCAAAATGTCGTCCAAGCTGCGTCCGATGCTTTGCAGTTTCGCCTGGTCGACAAAAGGCACTTTCAGGATATTAGCGAAGGTGAAGACCTTCCATACATCTTTTTGAGTGTTAGCCTGCATGATTGGGATATCGTTCGTTTCACCGCCGATGATTCCATTCTCGTTGCCACCGGTAGTCGCGTAGTCAACGAAATAGTTGGACGTAAACTCTACCCATCCGCCGCCAGTTTTCGCAACAATATCACGCGTCCATGTCACACTTTGGAGCGGTTCGAGCAAACGCGGGTCGCGCTTTTCCAATTCGGCATTAAGAAAAGCCATGCCAGAGCCAATGGCGGAGTCATTCATCATCATTCCGCCACCAGCGACTGGCACAGTGAATACTTTTTGAGAATGGTTAGGTGCAAAGGTCATCGTGTGTGTCCTCCTTTATTACGGGTTTACCCGGCTCAAGATCGTTACTTCTGCCACTCTGTTGGCATCCAGTTTTCCGGTTGTCCACTTCAAATTTGGGATCTCAATCGTGTTAGAACCGTCAGCCGCTGCCTCAAACCCTCCAATTACCCCGTTCGGAATCGAACCGTTATCTGCAACTCGAATATAAACAGCTCCACCAGCCTTCGGAGTGCCAACATTGCACACGACGGTCAGCGTACCGCGCACAGCTACGTCGCAAGGTTGACCTGGAGCATAGGCGACTTGAGGAGAGAGGTAGTTCGTTGTTTGCTTGACCTCACGAACAGCAATGCCACCGAATTTGGCGGCCGTTCCTGTTGCCCCAAATTTGGAGTAGGTGTTGTCGTCGTTCAAAACGACAGGATCGCCAAAGTTGATACTTGCAGTGTCCGTAGGCTTTACTACGCGGTTTTCAACGATTGCATCGGCGCTGCGAGAGATGTTCCCAGCGTATCCGAGGTTAAGAGACTTACCGATTACACTTCCTGCCATGAGTCTTCATCCTTTCTTCATGCGCTTAGGCGCGATCTTTGTAGTGAGGGTTGAACTTTTTGGCCCACTCTTTGCCAAGTTGTGAGTGGTCTACTTTATTGCTGTCTACGGCGGTTTTCTTTGCAGCGACAGTTTTTTGTTGACCGCGCTGAATAGCAGCATAAGCACTTTTGCTCGGCCGCCCTTTAATGCTGGCGATAGCAGCGTCGGCAACACGTTTTTTCTGCGCCGGGTCGTTGATCTCAGCAATGATAGGTTTGATCGCTTTAAGCGCCTCGATTTTATAGGCGTTGTCCAACGCGCTATGAGGACGTTCTTCGGAAGATGATACAGGTCCTTCTTCATCCATACTTTCGGCGGAAACTGTGTGACTTTCTTCCTCCTCATCTTCTGCGATCCCTTCACCCGCCAGTTCCTCGATCAGTGCGTCGATAGAGTCCTCTGGTTTTTCGTCTTCCTGCTCCTTTTTGGCGAGCAAAGCGACAATCTCTTTCAGCTCTTGTACTTGTTGCGCAAGAGCTTGGACAGCAGGGTCGGTATCGCGGGTTTCTTTTTCTGTTTCTTCTTCGTCATCTTCTTGCACGCGTTCTTCTGTCAGTGCGTCGACCGCTTCTTTAATTTCTTCTGGCTCGGCATCTTGGGCAAACTGCTTAAGGCCGATGGCCGCCAAAAAGTCAGTTACACGCGAGTTCGTCTTTCTTGGCAGTTGAAGTTTTTTCGCCATTTGTCTTTCCTCCTTAGAGTCTTGTTTAGAATCTTGTATTGCAACGCGGTCTCCCGCCCTGCCACTTTTCACGACAGCCACATGGTTGCCACGTATATCCTTTTGCAGATACGTGCCATCGCCACTCGCTTCGTAGGTGCACTCATAGCCGCAGGACACTTCTCGTTTACCGTCCCGTATCTCAGCTATCAGAGTTTTGTCGTATACAACTAGGTCAGCCATGAGCAGGTCGCTGCTTTCGCCCGATCCAGGTCTGACATTTTGGATAGCGCCCTTCGTGTACAAAACAGCGTTATCAGGCGTAACAGCCACAGGCGGATGCTCGTCCGTCAGAATCTTCCCTTCAAAGCTTGCGATAGCTGCCGGACTGAACACTTCCTCGGGGCTGCGATACACTTTTACAACCTGCCCTTGGTTGCCTACGCCAAGTTCATGATCCAGGTACTCATACCATCCAGTTCGGGCTATCGGGACGTTATGACAGATAAGAAAGCCCTCTGGCGTTGCCGTCATATTCTTGCTAAAGCGAGAACCGTAGTACGCCCTCATTTCCCTGCACCTCGATTTTGATTGTCCTTTTCCGGTTGATTGGATGGGGGTGTTTTCACGCCCGCGCTAATGACATCGAGAATGGAGGGGGATTCGAACGTTTGTGTTGTTCCGTCGGGATTCGTTTTTGTGAACTTAATCAAGGTTTTCACCTCCTTTCAGGCAATAAAAAAGAAGCTTGTCTAAGCTCCCTCACACGATCTTTTCAAACTGTTTTCTTGTCATCCGCTGAATGCTGCCGCTGTAGTAAACCTTCGCGGGCCACTTGACTAAATTCAGGTCGATAACTGGTTCCGCGTAGCATCGGCAGTTGAATATCCCGCCAGCGTGGTAGTTGCCGTATGTCCGAGTTTGCCCATCGAGTTTTTCGGGTGATGGGGGATTGGTCCACTTAACCAGCACCTGATCCATAATCCTATGCGATCCCCGCACCCGACTATCCTCACTTGTGCGCCAGATGTACCAGTTAACACCTGTCGCTTCAGATCGGACTTGGGTGAGAGCCGTAGACGTTTTACTTACCTCTGTGCGCGCAATAAGATTAGCCTTGGCTTTCGACGCCTCAGGAAAGTATTGCTTGATTTGCTGTGCAATCTCGCTTGCCCTCGTACCTTTTACAACCTCGGTCATGATATGGTGATTCACTTGTTTAGCGACGTCGAGTGGCAAAGACCTGATGATAGCGGCGTTACGCTCAACTTGAAAGCGAAAAGCGGCACCGATTGGGCTTTGCATCTCTTTTAGCAACGCTTCAAAGATACGCAGCCCTTTGCTGTTACGTTTGGCGGCTTGTCTCCAGGTTCGTCCTGCATCGGTAAACAGGTGAGTAACCATCTTCAATGCCGCCGCTTGAGCGTAGTCGATAAAGTCTGGGTTGTTCGCGTAATCCCGAATCCGACTAAGAATTTCGGAGGCGTCGTCTAAGTCGATCAAGGACTCGCCTAAACTTGTCAACGCCCGTCGAATTGCTCTGCTGTATGCCTGTTCGATCCGCCGTTTCGGTGCCCATAAATCCGCCATAGTCTAAATCACCACCAAACTCGATCTCACCTTGGTGCGTGCTGTCATCTGCGGCCTCGATATCCTCGTCAGTGATGTTGCTAAACATGCCTGTAGTGTCCGAGAGCTGCTTCAGCTCTTTCAAGGCTATTTTTTGACTGATTAGCCCGGCGTTGTATGTTTCGATAATCGACTTCGTTTTTTTATCCGACAGTTCAGCAACTTCCTTGTCATCCGGTGTCCTGATCGGGTTAAACATATAATCAACATCGTCCGGGATAGCCCCAAACTCTGACATGCACATGATTGGCATTAGCTTGTCTAGGATAGGGGCTAGTATGGATTCCTGTTGTTGCTGGACAACATCATAGTAGTTTTGCATATCGTTTTCGCCAGTCGCATTCAGACCAGCGGGAGAGCGCCCGAACAGCTTTGTTACGGGTATTTGGCATGCACCCGCGATATCAAGCATGAAACTTTCGTAGATGTCATTCAGTCCTGAAAAAGTGTACTGATGGGTAGCAAAGTCATCGTCCTTGCCAAGTAGGTACATCCCCATGTTCGACATGAGCCAGTTTTGAGCAGTAAGAGTGTTGTACAACTCTTTTTGCGCACGTTCGTCCCCGATTGAAAGCAACTCACTCATGTCACTCATTTTTAGCACGCGCAAATTCGCCAGGAATATGAGTTGAGCAATGTTCCAACTGGTGTTATCGCGCTTTTTCAGCTCGTCGAACACAACCTCAACCTCGGAAGCTCCCCAGTATACCTCCGCAAGCTTTTCCCAGTATGGAAGTTCCCGCCCGATGAAACGAACAACGCGGCTATGGTGAACTGTCTCTGTTTTTCCTTCTTCAAGCGTTACCTGATACGATTGGGGCAAGCCAAACTCAGGATCGTCAATGTTGTCAACCAACTCAGAATTGGGATATACGCCAGACCAACGATCCAGTATCATCAGACCTTTGAATGATCCTGGCATGATCGTATCGTAGTCCAATGGTTCATGGAGAATATCGTCATGCCCCTCGATCATGATAAGCCCGACCGCACCACCGTATAACCTTCCCCACTTCAACCCGTGTAGGATTTTTTGACGCAACCGCCTTACCCTCTGCAACTTTTCAAGTTTGCGGATATCTTTCGGCGGTAGTTGAGTGGTAATCGTGATCCAGTTCCGGCACATGTCCTCTGGTATGGTGTCGATGATCTTCCGAACTATCCAATGGTTCCGGTAAAGGCTATTCATTAAGTTGTAATCTTGCGTTAGCCTCGTTAACGGGTATGCAGTGCCTTCCATTAGGTTCGGCGTAAATGCACCGAGTCTTGCCATTACATTTTGAAAAGCATCTGTGGTGAATCCCTTGGGCATCTGCGGCTGACCCGCATCCCTCGTGGCATTTCGTCTTCGTCTGCTCATTTCCCCCCTCCTTTCTTTAGCTTGCCGATGCCAATCTCCGCGGCGTGATGACAGTTTTAACATAGTACCTCATAGCATCCATACTATGGTCGTTTTGTTTGATAGGCTTTTCAACGCCTTTTTCTCCAGCTTTCTCGTCCCAAATATAGCTGGCTCTTTCCTTGAGTAAATTAGGGCAATTCTTGCGATGCACGCGCAATTTTCTTTTGGAAATCATGGTCTGGGTCATGCGAATGCCATCCTCAACATCGTTGTCGGCATCCTTGGTGCGGTAGCCCCGGTTTCTGAGTGCGGCCTTGAAGCTTGCCGCAGATGGGTCGATTATCGTGAAGATAGGTAAAAACTCCGTGCCCACAAAATCTTCGAAGTCATCTGCGTATTGGGAGTCTTCCTTTTGAACGCCCTTGCTACGACCGTCGTAGTAGTATTCGTTCAGCACCCAACACGTATCGCCGTCATCCCATATGTCCAAGAACACCGTTGCGTTTTGCGTGCCATAGTCAACCGATATATACCGACGCGCTTGGTGTTTGAATCCGGGTGGCAGATCATCGTCATCAAATGTGTTTTCGTCATCATTCCACATGTCATAGATGATTCCTTGCGCAAGCACCCATAGCCCAAGGATAAAGCGTTTGTAGAAAACGCCTGAATACATGCGTTTGTAACGCTCTTTTGTTTTGGATGCGAGAGAAAGGTTGTCATCCATCGTGAAGTGGATATGAACCGCGTTTTTCTCTTCGAGTTTGTCCAGCCACTCCACCTTGAACCAGTGGTACGGACCCGCAGGGTTGCAGTTAAACCAAAATTTTGCGCCATCCACAGAACAGCGGGCAGTTGCCTGACTTACAAAGGACTGTGGCATCAGGGCGACCTCATCAAAAAACATCCCTGCCAAAGTAATACCTTGAATCAAATCCTGCGATGCTTCGTCCTTGCCTCCGAAGAGGTAGAAATAATTCGTCTTGCCTTGGTATGTGATTGTTAGATAGTTATCTGCCCGGTGGTCCTTGACCTTGTAGCCACGTCCCTTGAGGGTGCGTTTCAACGGCTGCAAAACGTTCCTGCGAAGTGCGCCGATGGTTTTCCCGGCCATCCCCAGGTTCTCTCCGGTGAACGTATCCATGGCCCATACAACAAAAGAGAAGGACATCACGACCGTTTTCCCGGCCCGGACGGATCCATCACAAATAATGGCATCCTTATCCCTCACAGGGGAACCAGGACGCCACCACGTTAAAACCTTCAGTTGTTTCTTGGATAGGGGTTTCCATTTAAACGATTCAGCCTTTGCTTTTTTCATCTAACTCATCACCTTTTTCCTCCTCACCCAAATGAATATTGTATACATTTCAGGTTGACATAATGTATATTATCGGGACTCATCATTAGTTCAAAAACATTGATTTTACGCCATTCGTCTGAATTGTGGATAACTACACTTTATGCAGCTTTTATGCAAAACGCATAGCATTGTTGTTTCTGCCGTTTTGGACCAATTATTTCCCGACCCCAAAATGTATAAAAACTGTATAAAAGATCACTCGTCTTCTTCTTCCCAAACCTCCGGAACCTTTCCGTCGAGAGCATCCAGGAAGCCATCGTCCTCCGTTTCCTCTTCGCCCTCCCCAAACAGCCGACGCTGATCCATTTGAATCTTCGTCTTGTCCTTCTCGTCAAGGATGCCGAGCGTTTGCCGCTGCATCTTTTGGAGCTTTTCCATAGCCGAAATGGTACTCAGGAGTTTAGATTCGTTGAGTGTTTCCAATACGGTTACTTCAACCTTTTCGTCGAATATGCCAGGAGCATAACCGGATCGAATCTTCTCAACGTATTTATAAAACTGCTCGTCGTCTTCAAGCGACTCCTCAATGACCGAAAGCAGTTTGTCTGATAGCCGAAGATGCCGCGCCGTTATACGTGCAATGTCGTCACTGACTTTCTCAGCTGTTTTTTCTATGGCTTTTTGCTTTGTGCGTTCTTTGAAATCTTTTCGCTTACGACTCCACTCATTTGTAGCTGATTGATCGAATACCGTCTGAAGGGGAATTCCATACTTTTTGCTCAAATCTTCGAGGCTACATGGTTTCCTCCGGATATCCGTTACATATTCATTTTCAATCTCAGTCCAAGATACTTCGTTTGGCTGCCGTTCCGTTCGTTTGGAGCGTTCCATTCTCTTTTTCGCTCCGTTCCGTCCCTTTGATTGGAACGTTCCGTTTTTACCATTGTCCCACTTGTCTTTGTT